GAGTAAATAATATAAGGTTTGTCAGAAAGAGAGTGATGATGAAGAAGATCTTTGTTAAATTTAAAATAAGGTAATTTTGTTCTATCTACACCTAAAGAATCACAATAACTTTCTACCAAAGTAGCTTTTCCTTTTAAATGAGATTCTACACACCAATTAATTACTTTAATTTTATCAAATTTATTAAATATTTCATGAGAATTATTTATTCCGTTTTCATTTATGCCTCCTATATCATTAGCTTTAGTAACAATAGCGCAATCAGTGTAAGGCTGTTCACAAAAAAACTGAGGTATACGAGAAGCTATGTAATATCTTTTATTAGTTTTTTCATACAATTTTTTTAATGCACCTGTTGCACAAAATGTATCGCCAAGACCCGCAGGATAAACGTAAATTAAATTTTTATTCAAGATCAAAAGAAAAACATATTGAATAGCGCATAGATGAATTACCTGCCCAAAGTAAAGGTGCGTGATAATTATCATTTGTAAACAATATTGCTCTATTTGGTTGAAAGCCAATATGTGTATTTAAAACCAGATTGCCTTTGCCATCAGGTTTATAAAAACCTGTACCGTTGTTCATTGTTTCGTTTCCCATTAAATATATTAAAACTTGATATTTTCCTCCTCTATCTACATGTGGTGCAAATTGTTTTTGCGGACTTATTATTGTACAATAAATACCACGTATTGCTTTAGGACGTGTAAAAAAAAATTTTGGTTTAAGTGAATTATAACATGCTTTTGCAGCGTAAGATCCTGATGGAATTTCATCTTGAAACCAGTAAGCGCCACCATCTGTTTCTGAAGCTTCTTCAACACCTTTTCTATGTTCAATAGGAGGAGGTGTAAAATCAATCTGCAGTACGTTCTGACAAATTAAATTATATTCTTTCTGTGGAAAGTAGTTTTCTACTACAAATATTTTTGACACTTTATTCTGGAGTTACACCTAACATATCAGCTAAAGAAGGGGCGAATACTTTTACGTCTCTTCTAATTTTTTCAGCAGTTGTAGATGTTCCTGGATTATCAATATCAGCTTGAGCTTCTTCTTCTGAATTATATTCAGCACCAGTATCGATATTAATTATAGTTGTTTCAGTTTTCACTTTATAGTGAGGAATCTTTCTTCCATCTTCTGTTGTAATGTGTCCTAGTAACTCAGCAGGTTCAACTATCGGCATCTTCGTTTCTCCAATTTATGTTAAAACTAATAATAACTCTATCATCATTAGAACTATTTGTTTGTACTTCATGTTGTAACCATGACGGAAAAAAAATCAAGGAATTTTCAACAGGTTCCCATTGTACGCTGTGTGCGAGGTGTATAGACGCTTTATTTGTTTTCGGCGGTGATAGCACCTCTGATTGTGGTTTAGGCTCTAGAAACACAATATTGCCACACTTTTTAGGAGCTTTAAGATAAAAGACCCCAGATAAGTAATTATATGGGTGTGTATGTACATTGTTCCGTGATCCAGGTGGGTTTATCATACCCCACATACCCGTCATCTCAGGATTGTAATTATCTTGTACGTCCATATGATTAAAACAATCTTTTGCATATTTAAGAATATCGCCAACTAAAGGTTTAAATTTTTTAATATTATATATTTCATCATGACTATGCCAACCACCGACATTAGACCGCGGCATACCTTTCTCATCCTCCTCTCGTAGTTGATAGATGCTATCAATAAGATGTTTGTGGCCTTCAAGTTGTAGTGAAAATACGGGAGTAATAAATAGAGAATGTAAGTTAATCAGAGTTGCCCTTTCGTGACCTCCATAAAACTTGCTATAATGTGCACCTGATTGGCAGCATTAGCTTGAACTTTAAGAACATCACTTTCTTGCAGAACTAAAGGTTGAGTTAATAATTCTGTTGTTGTGTTTGTAGCAACACTCTTTGCTTTAAATACTTCAAAAGTTGCAACACCTCGGACAACTTCAACATCAACTAAAGTTGTGTTACCAGAGTCATTGCAAACTAAAAGAGATTTTACTACATCCGTAGTAGGCGGAACAGGTGGCGTTGCACCCGCATCAGCCGTAGGAACTGTTATAATAGTTGTTAAATCTGTTGTGGTAACATCTACCATTGCGCTTTTAAAAGTATTAGCCAAGGAAAAAAGCCTCCGACTGTGATTGTTCTTTTAAATCTTGTTGGTAGTTTGTATTAAGTAAAAGAATAATTTGATCTAATAACTGCACCATTTGATCAAACTGATTAGCATCATATTCTGGTGTGGCATTAGGTAATCGTGTAATTGTTATTTTAGCCATACATTCCTCCGTAAGGCGGGAAAAAAGAACCAATACCAAAATTATCAAAATCACCGTAGTTTGATGATTGATTCATGTTAAAGTTTTGTCCAAAATTACCACCTAAACTTGCTATACCTTGTTCTATATTTTTTAACGTTCCAAGAATATCATCTTGATTAGGACCCATAAGCTGTTGGCCAACTCTGTTGTAAGGGTTAGAAGGCACAGGTATCTCCATAAAGTTATTTCCAGTAACGTCTTGTCCTACTCCAGGTGTGAATTGTCCAGATTCAATTAATTGTTCTGGGGTATCTACTTGTGCTAGACCTTCTTGACTCATTAAGTTTTGTTCAGGAAATTGTAATAAATCACCTTTACCAATTGACTCTAAATACTTTTTTAAATTACTTGCTCCTGAGCTTGACCCTCTCATCTCTTTACCTTGAAATGTATAAGGTATTGAATCCGCTGTTTGTATATTTGAATAAAAATCAGAATCATAATAACCTTGCATCAAAGGGTCATCTGATTTTAATTTAAAAGGATCGTCTATAATGCCTGGTAAAGGTGTTTGTTCAGATACGGGTGTACTAGGAGGTGTTACATTAAACATACCACCTTTCGGTACAGTTCCAGCACCAGGGTTAGGAATTGTGTTACCTAAACCACCCCCTAAAGGATTTTGATATAAAGGTTTATCAATCATCGTCTACCATCTGGTCTAAGTTGTAGCTTTGTAGATCCAAGTCTCCAAGCTGTGTCATTAACTGTGTTAGTTTCATATTTAATTTTTACCGCTCTACCTCTACCTCTTACATCAATTTTCTCTGTGGTACTAGAAATAGTGCCTGTTGTCGTTACATTAGCTGCGGATTGTGGATACTGTTCTAAGGTTAAGGTTGCTGTCATATTATTGGTAAGATTATCAAAGTCTGGAACTAATCTACTAACTGACATGAGCTGATCGCCATCAGCGATCTCAACAGATCCAGTTGTTAAGAAAGCAGAGATAGCTGTGCCATCTGCTTGATTATTACCCGACTCGTGTTCGTAAATATAAGAAGCCCCTGCCGTTAAACCTAATATAGTCGATACATTTGCTGTTACGGAAGCATCGTATTCTGTGGCAATGGGATTTTCAAATACATAAGCACCGAGCCAAGTTGTTCTTCCAATATTAACAGTATACCAAGTGTTTTCTAAATAATTATAAGCAACTCCTCTGTCTATTGCCGTAGCATTTGCTGAAGGGTAGTACCAAATAATTTCATTAAAAGCTGTGTTAATACCACAAGCAATATCATTTCTGTTTGTGTAACTAAGATCATCAAACACATAATCCTGTACAGAGCATGGCATTTTTTTGACAACACCATCATACATGTAAAAAGAATTATCAGACATCCAGTACGCTCTACCATTTATTTCTACTGCTGCATGTTGTGCTATTAATCCACAGTTAGCGCCAAGTTGTCTCAAACCAAAAGTAAAAGGTGTACCAACAAATTGAATACCATGCAAAGATGTATCTGTCCAAACAAGTATTTGACCTGATGATTTGACAGCACCTACTATTCTAGAACCATCTGATATACGCAGTGAACCAGCTTCATTTGTTGCTACTGGTGTATAATCAGTTGCGTCTTCTCTATCAGAAAAACGAAATAATAAATCATCTTGTGTCGCTGTATCACCTATTGTTGTTTCTGTACCAAAAATCATTAAGTGTCTTGTATCAGTAGATACCAAACTAAATCTAGATGCAGTAGGAGCATTAGATAAAGCTGTTGCTCTTGCGTCTATTGAACCAGAAAGATCTTTTATATACGTGCTAGCATTTAAGACTGTAGCAATTAAATCTTCACCAAAATTGTCTAAGGACCAACTTCTTGCTGCAATTGTAATTTCTGAAGAGGTGCTTGGTTCATTCCATTTACCCGCACTCCAAGTATCTGTACCCCAACCATATCCATATGTTGAAGCCGTTGGTCCAACATTAATTTGATAATTAGCATTACCTGATCCACCTCCACCAGAAGTAGATCCAGAAGCCGTACTTGTATGTGTAACTGTATATGTATTAGCGTCAACACGTGTTGTAACTTCAAACTCGTTATTCATATCTAAACCATCTATTGCAGAGAAAGAATCAAAAGTGACAAAGTCTCCTTCAATAGCGCCGTGGTCTGCGTCAGTTACTGAAACTGTCGTTGTACCATTTGTTGTAAAAGGATTTGTTAAAGCTGCTGTTTCTCTAATGGGTGTAATGTCATAAAGAGCACTACCTGAATATAAATATAGTTTTCTATCAGTACCTAAAGCAAGATATCTAGTTCCGTCTAAACCAATCCAGCTATGCGTATCACGAACCACGCCCACAATAGTTTTATTTGGATCTGGTAAATAAGACCAACCATTCCATCTTTCAGGCTTTCCGTAGTGAAAACGCACAAGATTTGAGTCAACATATTTACGTTGATCCCCTGCTGCGTAAGCGGTATCTTGTTTATCAATACCTGGTTGGAATTTTAAATCGACTAATTTCATAACTTGACCCAGTATTGTATACTAAATCTTTGTTGAGGAAAAGGTACATCTTTACCGTCTTTTGACTTAATTTCAGTTATTGCATGATCAATATAACTAGGAAAAACAACCATAAAATTATCTTGATTGGGTATGGTTATAATTTTACCATCATCCATAAAAAGCATATCCCCTCCTGACAGATTGTTACCTTGGTTTAAAAT